CTTGGGGAATGGGTATCAACGGGGGGCGCACCATACGGAGGTGGGAGGCTGGCGACGTTCCTGTAAACCCGATAGCGGCTCACTGCATTGCTATGATGGTTAGGGACGCTCAGGCCGCTTGACACAGCAGATTATTTGCGGTACGTGATAATCGCACGACGATTTCCGCCGCCAGGTAAGCCTAGCGGCGTTTCGATTCCGCCTTCTGGTAGGTAAAGGTAAACGTCAATTGGGTGCGGTCGCTCAAACCCCTTGACACTTTATCCTCCTGAGCACGGCACAGGCTCGCAATTGCTGGTAATGAAGTCCCGCAGCCTACATCAAGCGCACTCAACACAGCCCGCCCCGCATCACGCGACGGCGGGCTTTTGTATTTCCGATAATTAAAGCGTTACGCGGTACGATTTAGCTTGTAATACGTTACGCGTAACGTTAGTTTATTCCTATAGGGCGGCGATTATCGCAACCCGCAGGAGTAGATAAAATGACCGAGCAAGAATACGAAATGCAAGCCGCTGCAATCGCAACAGCAATTTGGGAAATCAGCACTGGCAACGGGCGCGACTTGGACGATGACTTGCACGACAATCACATGCAGAACTGTCAAGCCGCCGTTGCTAACACCTATTTTGGTGATATTGATATTGACGCGTGGCAGTCAGCAGCTTTGGCAGTGGTGTCGTGAACATCACCCGCCCGCGCAAGTCGCGCATTCTTGAAAAGGCTGGTCTGCGGTATCTCGCGGCTTGGCTTTCTGCCGAAACCGTTGAGGCGTTGCATTCTGAAATTGAAGAGACAGAGGCTAAGGTAGCCGTAGAGCTGGCGAAAGCAGTCGGGGGCGCGAAAGATGAATGATCTAAGCGTTAAACGTGATAATGTAACACGCGAGTTTCGTCATGGAACGCGGGGCGAGAGTGCCGCCCGCTGCATCGGTGAAATATCAAGGGATTGCGATGTGTTCGGCCTGACTAAAGGCGACTTTTCGATGATTGATATTTTGCGCCATATCGCCAAGCAGATTGGCCCATGCCGTATTGACATAGGCACATGGACGGCGGCGGCGGCGGACATCAAGCAGGCGTTCACGATGCTTGAGGATAAGAACATCGTAACGATGCGCTGGCTTGTGGATCGCAGCTTTCCGGCGCGTCAGGGCAAATACTACGCCAATTTGTTGGAGAAGTTTGGGCGCGACAGTGTGCGGCTGGCACGGTTTCACGCCAAATTTATACTGCTTGAAAACGACGATTACAGCGTAGCGGTTCGCACGTCGATGAATCTGAACGAAAACAAGCGGATTGAGTTTTTTGAAATCAGCGAGGGCAGCCCGATTAGCGGATATCTAAAGCAGGTTGTTGATTTTCATTTCGACAAGCCCTCTGAGGATAGCTATTCGGCGTTTAAGGAATTTGACATTACGCAACAGAAAAAGGCCCAGCCGGAAAAGGCGAGGCTTGGGGGCTGGGATTAAATGGCAAAGCAAGGCGCGATCTACAAGCCAACAGACGCAGATCGTTCGTTTGTTGAAAGGGCGGTGATGGCAGGCACGACGATTGAGAAAATATCGGAGTGCCTGAATATCCACAAAGACACGCTTGGCAAGCATTATCGTTATGAAATAATGACTGCCCGCGAAAGCATGAAGGGCCAGGCCGTGCGCGTTCTAATGGACAGCCTTACCGACAACAGCCTGGACGCGGCGAAGTATGTCCTGAGCCGCGTGGCGGGATGGACGGAAAAGAGCGTTGTGGATAACAAGCACGACATATCTGACCCGATGATCGAACTCCTCAAGCATGTGGCGGGCAATGGCAAACGTATCGGCGAAGATTAAGGGTCAGTTCGCCGATCCCCTTTGGCGACTGCACAACCTCTACGACATCGTAGACAAGCGCGGCCACGTCATTCGGTTTACGCCCAACCCTCAACAGCTTGACTATCTGCTGAACATTCATGGCCGCGACATCGTGCTAAAGGCGCGCCAGCTTGGATTCACAACGCTGGCCGCGATTGTAGCGCTGGATGAATGCGTTTTTACGCCAAACTGGTCAGCTGCGATCATCGCGCACACCAAGGCCGACGCACAGAAGATCCTCAAGACAAAGGTACGGTTCCCCTACGATAACCTCCCGGAAGGCATCAAGAACGCCTGCCCGCTGGTTAATGACGCAGCCGACACGCTGGCGATGGCGAACAATAGCAGCGTAGTGGTGACATCATCCGCACGCGGCGGCACGCTGCAACGCTTGCACGTTTCGGAATTTGGCAAGATCTGCGCGCGATACCCGGACAAGGCCGATGAGATCATCAGCGGATCGTTCCCGGCGGCGGAAAACGGTCACATCACAATCGAAAGCACCGCAGAAGGGCAAGATGGCGCGTTCTACCGCATGACGCAGGAGGCGCTTGAAAAGGAAGCCAAGGGCGAGGCTCTAAGCCCGCTCGACTGGCGCATTCACTTCTACCCTTGGTATGACAATCCAGACTATCAAACCGCGCCCGAGCTTGTGCGGGTCACGGAAGCTGACACTAAATACTTCGAAAACCTCAAATACGACGAGGGCATAGAGTTGGACGCAGGCCAAAAGGCTTGGTGGGTCCAGCAGGAAAAGACGCAGGGCGGCAAGATGAAGCGGGAATACCCCGCAACGCCGCGCGAGGCCTTTGAGCAGGCGCTTGAGGGCGCGTACTTCGAGCAAGAAATAGCGCACACGATCAAGCGCGACGGCATTGGCGCATTTCCATTTGATCCGCGCCACCAGGTCAACACCTTCTGGGACTTGGGGCGCAATGACCAGACGGCGATCTGGCTGCATCAAGACATCAATGGGCGCGACCGGTGGATCGGCTATTATGAAAACAGCGGAGAGCACATCAGCCACTATTTGAACTGGCTCAAGGACTGGCTCAAGCAGCGCGAAGCCGGATGGGGCGACCACTACTGGCCTCACGATGGCGCGCGCGAGGATTTGTTTCTGGAGAATGGGCGGCTTGGCGAGGTTAAGGCGATGGGCTTTACGCCTAAAATCGTTCCCCGCGTGTCTGACAAGATCCTGGCGATTGAAGCGTCCCGCTCAGCGTTCCCGAACAGTGATTTTGACGCGGTAGCCTGTGAGTTGGGACTCAAGCGGCTGAGGCACTACCGCAAAGAGTGGGATGATCGGCGCGGGGTTTGGAAAGACCGTCCGATGCACGACATCAACAGCAACGGCGCTGACGCCTACATGACATTTGCGACGGGCTACAAACGCCAGTCGGGATGGAAGGCGCCGCCGCGCAGGAACCTACAGGGGATTGCTTAGATGGCCTTATCGACATTCGCAGAACTGCAAGCGTCCATCGCGTCATGGCTTGACCGGGACGACCTGACTGCGGTGGTCAAAGACTTCATCACAATCGCAGAGGCTCAATTTCAGCGCGATGTGCGGCACCGCAGCATGGTGGCGAGCGCTGATCTAGCGATTGCCGCGCGGTTCGTTGATCTGCCCGCTGACCACATCAAAACTATTCGGCTGGACTGCGACGGCAACCGCCTGACTGCCATCAGCACAGACGACATGATTGACCGACGCGACAAAGGCACCGCAGGCGGCCAGCCTCGCAACTACGCCCCGATAGGCGTGCAGGTGGAGATATTCCCAACGCCCGCCGATAGCTACACCGGCACGCTGCAATACTACCGCAAGATCCCGGCGCTATCGGATGCGGCCCCGACGAATTGGTTGCTGGAAGTAGCGCCAGATGCGTACCTTTATGGATCACTGATCCACGCAGCACCGTTCCTAGTCGAGGACATGCGGCTTCAAACGTGGTCCGGGCTGTATTCTGCGGCGGTTTCAAACCTGAACGCCGCTGACAATGCCGGTCAGTGGGGCGGCAACCTCGTAATCCCTGCGCGGAGATAAACACATGGCGACTTATTCAACCTCACTCGCGGTAACGCTACAAGCGGACGCCGCCAACTCGAACACATGGGGCGCTGTTGCCAACGGGGTTTTTGCGCAACTCGATGAAGCAATCGGGCAGTTTGCATCTATTGCGATTACGGGCGACGCGTCGCTGGTTATCACGGACGGCACGGCAAGCGCGGGCAGCAGCAATCAAGCGCGCAAGGCGTTGCTGATCCTGACCGGAACGCCCGGCGCAGGCTTCACGCTGACGATGCCGGAAGTCCAGAAGGGCTGGGTATTCTACAACAACTCAGACAGCACCGCGACGATCACAACCTCTACAGGCACCACGACTGTTGCTATCGAGGCGAACGTGTTTTGCAGCGTCTACGCGGACGGCGCGGGCAATGTCTACCAGACCAGCCACAAGATCACCGAGGACGGCAAGCAACTGGCCCCAACCGTGTCTGGAACGCTTGCCGCAGAAGACGATGTAACGGTCGGCGGAACGCTGGCGGTGACTGGCACTACCACGCTTTCGGGCATATCCTACCCGACATCTGACGGGGCCGACACGCAGGTTCTGCGAACAGACGGCGCGGGCAATCTTATCTTTGCGACGGTATCGGGCGGCGGCAATGTTCTTGGCCCCGCGTCGTCTATAGATGGCGGGATGGCGGCGTTTGACGGGACGAGCGGCACGCTGCTCAAAGCAGGCGTTGTACCTACTGCCACCAAAACCACCTATCTCACATCTACAACTTGGACCAAACCAGCCGGGGCTAAGTTTGTTATTATTGAGGCTTGGGGTGGCGGTGTAGGGGGGCAAGGTGCAAGCGCCGCACCGGGAAAAGGGGGCGGCGGCGGCGGTTACGTTAGCATTTCCATTCCTGCGGATGATCTTGCAGAAAGCGTTGCAATCACAATTGGCGCGGGTGGTGCTGGCGGAACAGGTGTTGATGGGAGCAACAGCACCGTTGACCCCGGCGGCGCTGGTGGAAACACCTCGTTTGGATCACTTTTAACTGCCTTTGGTGGCACTGGTACGACTTCCGGCAGCTTTGCTCTTGAAAACATTCCGGATTTCCACGGCGGTGGCGGTGGCGCAATTGGACGTAGCGGCGGTGCGGCAATTAAAGGCGGTGGTGGTGGTGGTGGCGGGGGAAGCACAACTGCCAGCGCGGGAGGCGCATCGGCACTCGGGGGCAATGGCGGCGCTAGTGGGGCGCAACCTTTGAATTCAGGTACGGACGGATCTAACGGGGTTGTCCCCGGCGGCGGTGGTGGTGGCGGAGGACAAGCTACCGGAATTTCTTCATTCACTGCTGGCGATGGCGGCAATGGCGCTGCCGGTCAAGTTACCATCACAGTAATCACATAAGGGGGCGATCATGTACGCAATCATTGAAAACGGCAGGGTCGCAAATATTGTCATGGCCGACGCTGAAACCGCCACGGCAAACGGCTGGATCGCATATACTGGGGCCAGCAAAGGCGACACATGGGATGGCACAGACTTCGCCCGACCAGCCCTTCCCGCTATCACAGCAGCCCAGGTCAAGGCCGAGGCTGGCCGCCGCATCACTGCAATCGCCCCGGAGTGGACGCAGCGCAACCTAACAGCCCAAGCGGCTGTGCTGGCGAAAATCGGCGTGGACAACTGGACAACAGAACAGACGGCGGAATGGGACGCGGGCGAGGTTATTTGGGCAAGAATCCAGGCAATCCGCACGGCGTCCAATGTGATCGAACGGCTTGACCCGATCCCGCAAGATTACGCGACGAACGAAAGCCGCTGGCCTTAAATGCTGATCCCCATTGAACTGCCGCCCGGCCAATTCCGCAACGGCACCGACCTGCAATCGCGCGGGCGCTGGCGGGATGCCTCGCTGATCCGCTGGCACGAAGGCACGATGCGCCCGGTCGGCGGCTGGGGTTTGTTTACGGCAGATGAAGCCGATGGCATTGTGCGCGCGATCCATTCGTTTCAGTCCATTGCAGGCGTGCGCTATGTCGTGATGGGCAGCGCCAACGCTCTTGAGGTCTACAATGAGGACCGGGCGATTGTTGACATCACGCCTTCCGATCTCGCCACAGGTCGCGCGGCGTCGGAAACCAGAACAGGATGGGGCAGCGGAACATGGGGCCGAGGCCGCTGGAGTTCCGAATATGACGACGACTCGATTGACGCCGCCGCAACACTCTGGAGCCTAGACAACTGGGGGCAGGATCTTATCGCGTGCAATGATGTCGATGGCCGCATTCTGCTTTGGCAGCGCGATGAGGACGCAAATGCCGTAGTGATTACAAACGCGCCGACAGGATGCCTCGCTACATGCGTTTCAGACAATCGCTTTCTGTTCGCATTCGGTGCGGGCGGCGATCCGCGCTTGGTGGCGTGGTCTGACCGCGAGGATTACACGGTCTGGGAGTCGAGCGCGACAAACGAGGCGGGCGATTTTCAGCTAAATACGGCTGGCTCGATTCAAACAGGCGTATCCGTTAAGGGTGAGGTTCTAATCCTGACCGACGAGGACGCGCACGCTGCGCGGTATGTCGGTCCGCAGTTGGTGCATGAGTTCGAGCAGGTCGGCACTTCATGCGGCGCTGCCGGGCGCAATGCGGTCGCAGTAACGGACATAGGCGCGATATGGATGGGGCGCGGCGGCTTCTACATCTACTCCGGCGGGCAAGTCCAGCGCATTCCATGCGAAGTTTCAGACTACGTGTTCGACGACATCGGGCGATTTACGGGGGCGCACGTCAGCGCTGTAAGGATCGGCGAATTCTCGGAGATCTGGTGGTTTTACACGACATCTACCGGCACCGATAACGAACGTTACGTCTCTTTTAACTACGAGCGCGGCACATGGTCCACGGGCAACCTTTCGCGCACGTCCGGCATTGATCGCGGCGTGTTCCCCTACCCCCTGATGATGGCAGACGACACGCTTTATGAGCATGAGGCAGGCACGATACCAGCAGGCTTTCCGGTCTATGCCGAGTCTGGACCGGTTGGCTTGAACGGTGGTGAACAGACGTTCACGGCGCTGCGGCTGTACCCTGACGAGGAAACGCAGGGCGACGTAACGGCAACATTCAAAACACGGCTGTATCCCAACGCTACGGAAACCAGTCACGGGCCATATATTTTGGGCAATCCGACCAGCGTTCGATTCACTGGGCGGCAATTCAGGATGCGCGTCGATGGCGCGACGGGCCGGGATTTCAGGGTAGGCGCGCAGCGGCTTGACGTTCAGCCGAGGGGCAGACGATGAACCTTCCCGGCGGCGATAGCGCGCAGAACGCACGCAACAGGCAGATCGAGAAGGCGGATCGGGAAAACGTGAAGCGCGCGCGCCAAAACGACATCAGCGGAACGATTAGGCTTCGCAGCCCTGACGGGACTTGGTGGACGCTGGCAGTGGATAATTCCGGCAATGTAAGCACAGGTGGCGCAGGCGGCGCGAGTTCAGCTTCATACGTCAACGTTAGCAACACAGACACATCGACAGATATAAACACCTCAAACTGGACGGACATTCCCTTTTCGGGGACGACAGACCACGTTGACGGCGATGATTACACTATCGCCTCAACGTCTATTACCGTCAAATTCGACGGCGTAGTTTCTGTGACTGCAAACGTTACACAAACAGGGTCAACGGCACGAACAAACGTCGGGATTCGGATTACTAAAAATAACAACAAAGTCAGTGGCATTGGGCAGTCTGGATATATTCGGGCGGCAAGTAATCACGACACATCTAGCAGCCACATCTACACTAGATTTAATGTTGAAGTAAATGACGTGATCCGAGTTCAGGGCTTAACACGCGGTGCAGCGGGGGCAGTTACGCAGTTGAGAGGCCAAACATCTGTGATTATTGAACGGCGTGCGTGACTTAACCGCGCTTCTCGCCAAAGCTATCAGGCGCGGGCCGCACACGGCAGACGAAATACAGGACGCCGTTAAGGCGGGCCGGATGCAAGTCTGGCCGGGGCAGCGTTCGGTTGCAATCACGCAGATATTCGACAGGCCAGGCAAAAAGGTTTGCCACGTACTTTGCGCGGCAGGCGACATCGCGGAGCTTGAGCAAATGGAGCAAGCGGCGGCGATCTGGGCAAAGGCGCAGGGCTGCACGGCAATGACACAAAACGGGCGGCGCGGCTGGCGGCGTATTCTAAATAAACGCGGCTGGCGCGAAACCACCGTCACAATGGAAAGGTCACTTTAATGGTTGACGGATTATCAGGAAGCGAATCAACGCAAGCGTCGGTGCCTAAGTATATCGAGGACGCTTCAAAGGACGCAATCGGCCTTGCACAAGGTCGCAACAAACTGGGGTTTGCGCCATTTTACGGGCCAGAGGTAGCTGCGTTTAACCCCATGCAGATGCAGGCAATGGAGGGTAGCAACCTTATGGCGCAGTCTTTGGGGCTACCCACGCAGCAACAGCAAATGCCAGCGCCAACAGACTTTGGAGGCGGCATTTTAGGTCATTCCTCACAGCCTCTTTACCAAAACAACATGGATATGTTTCAGAAGGCAAACCCGGATCTTTTCGCGGCCCTTCGAGCGCTGACGGGCGGCGGGATGGACCCGCAGGGGGCGCAGCAGGGGCAACCTATGGCAAACGCCGGGCCAGCGCGCTTCGGTGAACCGGGTTACTTCATGGAGGGGAGGGATAAGTAAATGTTCACACCTCAATTCGGCCAGACACAGCAATCGGGCGCAATGGGCCAACAGCAGATGCCTGCAAATAACCTTGCCGCGCTGTACCAGAGCGCCCTTGGCCGCGCGCCGGATGATGCGGGTATGTCGTTTTACCAAAGCGCTCTGGATGGCGGATCGTCGTTTGATATGATCCGCAATGACATCATGGGCAGCGCTGAGGCCGGGAGGTTTTCCCAGTCGCAGCAACAGCAACAGCAACAGCAACAGCAACAGCAAATGCAACAAAATGTTTTCGACCAGTCGCAGGGGTTTTTCACCCAAGCTGGCGATCTGCTCACCAGCATGGCGGCCCGACCCCAAGCCCCGCAGGTTCGTTCGCAAAACGTGCAGGCCCGGCAGCTTAGCGACACCGATCTCGACCCCTATATGAACCCGTTTACCAGCGGCGTGACCGACACGACAATGAGCGAGCTGGATCGGCAGCGCCAAATTGCGATGAATCAGACCAATTCGGCAGCGTCCGGCGCGTTCGGCGGATCTCGACAAGGCGTGATGCAGGCGGAAACAAACAGAGGCTTCGGCGACATTGCAGCGCGCACAACAGCGGGGCTGAATTCCGATAACTTCATGCAGGCTCAGGGCGCCGCATTTCAGGACATTAGCAACACCCTAAGCGCCGATCAGGGGAACCAAGGCGCAGAACTGCGAGCCCAGCTTGCGAACGCTCAGAACGCGCTCGGGGCTGATCGGCAGAGTACGCAGATCGCATCCTCTTTGGCGGGCTTGTCAAACATGGGCTTTACGCGCGGCCAATCGGCGCTTGATGCGCAAATGGGCGCGGGCAACATGCAGCAAGGCTTAATTCAGCAAATTATTGACTTAGCAAAGGGGCAAACGATGGCAGACACAAACTTTAGCGACGATGCTTTGTCGCGGCTTTTGGCGGCGATAGGCGGCGTTCCATCGCCAGTCAGTGAAGAAACCAAGTCAACGCCGGGCCTGCTTGATATAGCGTCGATATTCCTCTGATGGGCATCCTCAATATGTTTCAGCAACCGCCGCAGCAGCAACAATCGCAGGGCCAGCGGGGCATAGACCCCCAAGCGTTGCAGGCATTGCAGCAAAGCAACCCCGCGCTTTACGACGTCATTACGCAGATGATGGGCGGCCAACAGCAACCGCCCGAACAGCCTAGCTATGGTGGCTTTACTAACGGCCTTGATATGCTCAACGGCGGCGGGCCGGGCGCAAGCGGGCCGGAGTTTTCTGGCGGCTTTCGCGGATTCAGTGGCATTGGCGATATGTTCGATGGCGGCGGCATGGGCAAGTCGGGCGGCGCGTTTGAAGGCGGCGGGAACCTTTCCAAAATCGGCAACTTCTTTAAAGGAATGTGATCATGGGCTATCTTGACTCGCTGATCCAGTCTGAAAGTGGCGGGAATTGGGGTGCGCAAAATAGCGAAATGGGCGCTGGCGGGAAGGCTGGACACTTTGGCCGCGTGCAGTTTGGGCAGGCCCGGCTGCAAGACGCAATGAACGCAGGGGCCATTCCACAAGGCGTAACGCCACAGCAGTTTATGGCGTCCCCTGAATTACAAGTGGCGGCGGAAAACTGGCACTTTGCGGACTTAGAAAAGAACCTTGGCCCACTGGTCGGATCGGTCGTGAACGGCAGGGCGCTAGACATGGGGTCCCTGGTCGCAATGGGGCATCTCGGCGGCGCGGGCGGCGCGCGGAAATACGTGCAGACCGGCGGGCGCTATAATCCGTCTGATTCATTCGGGACCAGTCTTTCGGACTACGCGGGCGCGCATGGCGGTCAATCGCGCGGGGCGCCACAGGGCGGCGCAGTGAGCACACAGGGAGCGGACACAATGGAACAACCGGGCGGACTTCTGGGCCGATTCAAGCCAGCCGAAGAAAATGTCGGCGGATTGCTGGGCATGATTTTCAAGAATATGTCGCCGGATCGTGCCGACAGTATCCGCGCAGGTCTGGCAGGGATGCAGGGCGTCAACAACCAAGGCGTCTACAATGCTGCCATGGGCCGCATGGATGGCCGCAGGGCATCGGCGGCAGGGGATACTCAGTTCGGTCGCGATACAGCCCTACAGCAGCAGCGCATCGACGCTGACAGCGCCAAGAGGCAGGCCGAGCAACAACGCGCGGCGCAGATGCGCGCACAGGCGCGCGGATGGATCGAGCAGAACAGCCCGCAACACCTGGGCGCGTTTGACGGTGGCGCGATAAGCGTGGAGCAAGTCTACAAGGCGGCGAATCCACAGGTTGATCCGATGGACGCAATCGCTCTTCAGCAAGCTACCGTAAACTTGGATCAATCAACCTTTGATCTCAACGCAGACAGAAACGCACCACCCGAAACGCCAAGCCCCACCTCTACGATTGGCAAGCTGCAAGGCGATTTGGCGGCGGGCCTTATCAATCAAGAGCAATACGATGTGGCGCTGTCGAATATGGCTCCTCCGGGCATGACAATCGAAAGCGACGGCCAAGGCGGCTTTAGGATGGTTCAAGGGCAGGACGCGGGCGCAGGCACCCCGACAGAGCGGCAATCGATGCTTGCCCTCTTTGGTGGCCTTATGGATGAAACCATGCCTGAAATTTCACGTATGGAACAAGACCCTAGCTTTAATCCTGCCAGCTTGGGGGAGGGTATGGCTGCCAATACTGGATGGCTTGGCAATTACTTGCGGTCGCCGACAGGGCAGAGATACCAAGGGCTACAGCGCCAGTGGGCCGAAGGTGTTTTGCGCATCCAGACAGGCGCGGCGGCAACGCAGGACGAAATTAACCGTGTCATGGGAACTTACTTTCCTGTGCCGGGGGATACAGCGGAAACAATCGCGCAGAAATCACAGCAGCGTGACGCGTTTGCACGTTCCCTTGTGCCGGGATCTGGCGGCAATTTGACCGCACCAGGCGGCGCTGGCGACAGGCCCGCGATTGGAAAGACTTCGCCCCAACGGTTCAAGTTTAACCCTGAAACGGGAGCGATTGAATGATCGAAATTGAAATGCCAGACGGCACGATTGAGGAGTTTCCCGAGGGGACTAGCCGGGAGGTGATGGAGAATGCGCTTGCCCAATACAAAACACAGGGAGGCATGGGGTTCCCGGTTACGCCACAAGGCGGGTCTGCGACCAACAGCGCTGCCGTTGCTGAATTGGGCAGCAGCATCGGCAGCGCATTTGACGGTGCCGTAGAAGGTGCCAAATTTAACCTTGGGGACAACCTTTCTGGTGTGCGTTCGGCGTTGATGGGAGTGCAGGCCCAACCGGACGGAACCAGCACCTTTGGCGATTATTCCGGCACAATGGGCAGTCGGTATGTGGAAGGCAGGGACGCAGAGCGCGCGCGGCTTGGGCGGTCACGGGATGCTAACCCAGCATCCTTTGGCGCTGGAAATATTGGCGGCATGGTCGGCACGTCTTTGGCGGCTTTGCCCGCCGCGACAGGCAAAGGGCTTCTCGGCACTGTGCTGCGCGGCATGGGCATCGGAGGGGTTGAGGGAGCGATTGCGGGCGCGGGCAGTGCGGACGGCGTAGAAACGGGCAAGAATGCTGCAATGGGCGGACTGCTGGGGACGATTCTTGGTGGCGCCGCTCCCGTTGGGGTCGCCGCCGGATCAAGGGTGGCGCGCGGCGTATCTGACCCAATTTCAGGCCTATTTGACATGGCCCTAAACCGCGCCAACACGGGCAAGGCAAACCGCGCAATTGCATCTACATTCGAAGGCAGCGGGAGACAGCCAAGCCAAGTTGCGGACGATCTGGCCCGCGCGCTTAGTGATGGGCAACCTGAATTTCGCTTAATGGACGCCCTTGGGATGTCGGGCCAGCGCACGGCAAACGGCATTGTGCGCGGTGGTGACAGCGACGCAGCGCGCGAGATTGCGGAGTTTTTGGAAATGCGGCAGCGGGGCCAGCCCGAGCGCGTCGGCGGGTTTGTCGATGATGCTTTCGGGATGCAAGGCAGAACAGCAGCCCAAGCCGAGGACAGCATGAGGGCCGAGCGATCAACTGCGGCGGACCGAGACTATGGCGCGGCGCGGGGCAATGCTGCGCCGGTGGACGTGCGCGGCGCAGTGAGCGCGATTGACGACCGCATCGGCGGGATGCAGGGCAGCGGCGTTACAGGTGACGGCATCGACGCCAAGCTGGCCGGGTATCGGCGCAGGCTTGTGGCAGAAAGATCGCCTGATGGCGAAATCTCGCGCGAGTTGAGCGATTTTGACCGCGTTTTGGGCGTCAAGCAATCGGTGCAGGATGATATTGGCGCGGCTGTTCGCGCGGGCCGAAACAACGAGGCGCGCGAGTTGGGCAAGCTGATGAACGAACTGGACGGCGCGCTGGAGCAATCATCTGACATGTATCGCGCCGCAAATGACGGGTTCCGCACGCGGTCGCAAGAAATAGGCGCAATCAACGAGGGCGCGGGGATGATGCGCGGAGGACGTCGGGCAACGGACACGACGCAGCAATTTGGGGCCATGACGCCTGACCAGCAGCAAGCCGCGCGCTTTGGATACGGCGACAGGCTGCAAGCGCAGATCGAAGCCAATAAAGCACCAACGGCGAACCGTGCCAAAACAGTAAGCAGCCCTAAGATGGATGCGGAGGCGCGGGCCATGGCGCTTGACCCAGAGCAGTATGCGCGCCGTCTCGGGCGGGAAGGCACCATGTGGGAAACGCAGAATACCGCTCTTCGCGGGTCCAAAACCGCTGACAATCTGCAAGACATAGAGCGCGCCAATTCGGCGTCCGGCGGGCTACTGGCTGCGGCCCAAAAGGGCGCCAACTTCCAGATGGGCGATGCTGTCGCTCAAATCATGGCAACGCTCGGCCCAGCTGCAAGGGGGCAAACCGAGGCAACGCGCCAGCTTATCGCAAGGGCGTTGCTTTCCACAGACCCAATGGCGGCTCTCGCGCCCGCCTTGCGTCAAGATGCCAGTGGACAGATTCAGCGGCGGGTTATTGAGTCAATCGTTCGGAATACGGCGCGGCCCGCTCTAAATTAAAGAGTATCCAATCCACGCGCCGGGCAGCGCAGCGATAAACGGTAGAATGAAGCAGAAATAAACCCACATCGGCAAATCATTCTGCGAAACACCCTGCTTTTCAAGACGAACCGAAGTAATCGCCGCGACAACGAAAGCAGCGCAAACCGCATTCGCCACAATTACAGCGCAGATGACCTGCAAGAACATGCTCAAATCCATCCGCTAATCATGCCCCAAGCCGGGCGATCAAGCAATGCGGAACACACAAACCCACGGCCTTCTGTTTTTCAGGGGGCTTTTTTAATGGAATGCCCATGAAAACAGATATGAAAATCAGCGATCAGGTGCAATCCACTGTCAAAGAGCAGGTGGAGGCCGCCCGCGAATTCATCCAGGCGGACGTAGCGCCGGACCGCATCAAGGCGGACCGGTATCGAAACGGCGAGGTTGATATTGGACACGAGGACGGCAGATCTCGCGTTGTCGCAACGCCGGTATCTGACACGATCCGCGCCGTGAAGCCCGCGCTCATGCGGCTTTTTTTGCAGTCTGACCCGGTGGAGTTCGTGCCGGAAAGCGCGCAATCGGTGCAATCTGCTAAGCAGCGCACGCAAATGGCCCGCTATATCTTTGAGCGCGAGGGCGGGTTTATGGTCCTGCATGACGTTTTCGATGATGCGCTCGTCAAAAAGGTCGGCATTGCCAAGGTATCTTGGGACGAAAAAGAAGAAATCGAGTTTGACGAATATACAGGCTTGTCGATGGAGGCCGCTTACTACATTTCTCAGCAGCCCGAAATCGAGGTAGAAAGCGCTACGCAAGAACCAGACGGCAGCGTGTCCATGAAGGTATCGCGCACGACCGACAAGGGCCGCATATCCATTGTCGCGCTACCGCCCGAAACGTTCTTTGTAAACGCTGAGGCTAAAAGCCTTGAGACTGCCAGCGTATGCGGCCACGCAGAAAATCAGACGGTCAGTGACTTGGTGGCATTAGGCTTTGATTTAGAGGAAGTCGAGGGACTGGATTCGGACGATCTCGATATAGAATCTGACGAGCGATTCTTGACAGAAGAAGTCGAATCTACTGACCCCCTTATGAAGCGGGTGCTTGTTACTGAGGCCTATATGGATGCCGACATTGAAGGCACCGGCGTTCCGCGAAAATACAAGTTTATCCTGGGCGGCACTTCATTCAAAGTGCTGGGCTATGAGCCCTGCGATGCGGTCCCGTTTGCAATTTTCGAAGTTGATCCAATCCCGCACAGCTTCTTTGGCCGCTCTCTGGCCGAGTTGCTCTTGCAGGACCAAGACGCGGCAACATCGATGCAGCGCGGCGTGATCGACAGCATTAACATGGCGAACACCCCGCGTGTTGTGGCGGTGAAGGGGCAGGTGGACGTTGACAGCCTGATGAACAACGAGACGGGCGGTATAATCTGGGCCGACCGCCTAGATGCTGTGCGTGAATTTTCTATGGGCAACGGTGCGACAATGGCCCTGCCTGCCATGCAGTACCACCAGCAGCGCTTAGAGGCTAAGACAGGCGTGCAGGGCGTCGGCATGGGCCTTGATGCGGACGCGCTGCAGAACCAGTCGGCAACATCCGCGAACATCGCTGAGCGGGCCGCTATGGGCCAGACAGAGCTTATCGCCCGCACGCTGGCCGAAGGCGGGATGAAACAACTGTTCAAGCTGGTTGATGCCCTTGTGCGCCAGCATCCCGACCAGAACAAAATGATGCAGGTCAGTGGTGAGTTTGTGGAAGTCGATCCCCGGTCATGGTCGGCAGATGCGGACGTGACTGTGAATGTCGGCCTTGGCACCAATCGCACCGAAGAACGTGCGGCGGCCATGGGGTCAATGGTCCAGATGCAGATGAATATGTTTCAGACGCTCGGGCCAGACAATCCGCTTGTGGGCCTAGCCGAGATCCGCGCGGGCATCGCTGACTATTATCGGATGATGGGTATCTATGACGTGTCGTCTTTCGTCAAGCCGTTCGGTCAGCGCGAAATGCAAATGATGGCGCAGCAACAGCAGCAACAGCCACCGCAACAACAATCAAACCCTCTGGCTGAAGCTGAGATGATTAAAGCGCAGTCGAAAGAGAAAACCGACGCGGGCAAGCTGATGCTGGAAGGCCAGAAGGCGAAGATGGACGATGACTTCCGCCGCGATGAAATGGCGCAGGATCGCGTCATGGAAGCCGTCAAATTGCTTGGCGAATACGGAATTCAGGTCAATCAGCAGCAGCTTGCGCAAGAGCAGGCCATGCCGCGCTATTGAGGAAGGCCGCAATGAACACAGAACAAAAGGCCATCACCGCCAAGAGGTTGATGGACGACGAAGGCTTGCAAATGGCCTTCGCAGAAATTCGAGACACTGCAACAGCGGTGTTTCTGAATACGGCCTCGACACAAGAGGACCGTGAGCAGGCGCACCAAGACGTGCGCGCAATAGAGGCAATCCGCAATCGCTTTGGGCTTTGGTCCGACGCCAAGAAAATTGCGGACAAAAGGAAAAGGTCTGCACCGTGAATGACACGACAGAACCCCTGACCATTGACCAGGCAGTTGATGCTTACATGGCAGAAGACGACGCCCCGGCACCGGAGACGACCGAGGGCGATGAATCCGAAGTAAGCGACACCGACGAAGCCGAGGCCGAGGCGTCCGATCAGGACACAACCGACGCCGACGCGGGCGAGGAAGCTGAACCCGATGAAGCCGACGCGGATGAGGCAGAAGAATCCGACGAGGACGAGGCAGAGGACGACGAAGACGACGAACCACAGATGTTCACCGTTACTGTAGACGGTACTGAGCAATCTGTGGATCTCGCGGAACTTCGGCGCGGTTACTCTGGGCAAGCCAAGATCCAAAAAGACTTGACGGCGAACGCCTCAACGCGAAAGCAATTAGAGCAGGCCGCAAAGGCAATGATGGATCAGCAGGCGGAAATCCTGCAACTGCATCAGCAGGCACAGCAAGGCGGGTTTAAGGCTCCGCCGCAAGCGCCAGATCACAACCTGATCGAAACCAACCCGACCGAATACATGCGTCAGCGCGCTCGGTACGAAACGGCAATTGATGAATATCAGGGTGAACAGGCGCAACTATCGAAAATCCACCAGCAGCGCCTTGCATACCAGCAGCACCAGCAGGCCGAGAATATCGCGGCTCAATTCGAGGTGCTGAAAACGCGAATTCCCGAAATGGCTGATGAAAAGGCTGCACCGGAATACGCGCGGAAGCTGTTAAAAGCCGGGTCTGATTACGGGTTTTCCGGTGATGAACTGGGTGGGATTGACGACCCTCGCGCGCTTGAGGTTCTGCGGGACGCTATGAATTGGCGCAACCTAAAGAACGGTCAAGCGGCGTCAAAAAAACCGCCGCAACCTTCGCGCAATGTGAAGTCCAAGGCGGCACGCAAGCCAGCCCCTGATGCAAAAGCCAAAGCCGTTAATGCGCGCTTCAAAAAGACCGGATCGATCCACGATGCGGTTGACGCGTTCATGGCGGAATCCTCATAACTCCTAAGGAGCCTAAACGATGGCACAACCCACAAATACTTTTGATTCCTACGACGCCGTGGGCGCGCGGGAATCCTTGTCGGACAAGATCAACAATATCGATCCTTACGACACGCCCTTCTTCTCAAACTGCGCGACGGAAAGCATCAGCGCGCACTACCATGAATTTCAGACGGACGCGCTGCGTCCAGCGGCCCGGAATAAGCATATTCAGGGCGACGACACCACTGCGACGGCTAAGGTCGCAACGGTGCGTCTGGGCAACTATTCCCAGACCATCAAGGATGCGGTGAGCATTCCCGACACCGACGACAGCACCGACAAGGCTGGCCGAAAGCGGGAGCTTATTTACCAGCAGATGAAGATGGGCAAGGAATTGCGCACGGATCTCGAAATGGCGCTATTCAGCAACTATGCGAAGGCAGCGGGCAGCTCTACCGGTGCGGCAGAAATGGCTGGTGCGCTGGCGTGGATTCACACAAATACGTCTGTAGCCGTGGCCGGTTCCCCCGCTGAGCCGGAAGGCGACGGCACTGACGGGCGCACAGATGGGACGCAACTCGCGTTTTCGCAAGCGCGCCTTGATACCGTCATGCAATCGTGCTGGACCGAAGGCGGCAAGCCGACCACGGTTTACCTCTCTGCATTCCAGCAGGACATCGCAAGCGGGTTCACTGGCTCGAACAACCAGCGTTCGACCATCGACGCCAGCAAGGCGAAAAACGCCGTGATTAAAAGCATGGACATCTACATTTCGCCTTTCGGCAAGCTGGAAATGCAGCTTTCGCGGTTCAACCGCGCGCGCGACGTTCTTGTTTTGCAGGATGATATGTGGGCGGTTGGCGTCAAGCGCAGCTGGAAATCGACCGAGCTTGCAAAGACGGGCGACGCAACGAAAATGCAGATCGTCGGTGAATACACGCTCATCAGCAAGAACGAAAAAGCCTCTGGTCTGGTGGCTGATAATACCACAGCCTAACGGCAAGGGCGTCCCTTCGGGGGCGCCCTTTTTTCCTTAACAACGGACCATCCCACATGAAAATCAAGATTCTGAACAAACGCCTTCGGGCGAACGGTAAACGCTGGCTTGTCGGTGAGGTTGTTGACGTGGCGGACACATTCGCGGCTGATGCTGCCGATGAAACAAGAGGAATGTTTGAGGTCGTTCCGGAGCCAAAAAAGGCGAAGAAATGAAGATCTCAGAGCAATTCATCGCAGACGACCACCCCAACAAATTCCACATCAAAAAGGTTTTTGACGCCACCCCTCAACTTGAGCAGGTGAAGGCGTTGAAGTCAGCGGGCGCGATGGGCCAAGGCGAAAACCGCCTGGTGGCCCGCGTGCCTCTTTGGCTCATAAATGAATGGTGCAAAGAGGCTGGCGTTCTTTGGACTGATGTAGAGGCCCGTCGCGAGGTTATGCACAAGAAACTGCTCAGCGGCGATGTCAGCGCGTTTCGCGTCTGGGAAGGCAGCTACTAAATCAACAGGAGGCCAAAATGGCTGATGGTATTTCTACCAAGTGACCCCCTACACCGCTGCCCATGACTGGACCGAGAGGCTAGGCGCAGGCTACACCACGGTCAAATTCGTGCGCTGGGAAATCGGAACTGTCGGCTCGGGTCTGTGGCTGAACGTGCCACCGGGTTTTGGCTTCGACGTGTCCGTCCCGCGCGGCCTGCGTTGGCTGTTTTCACCGCACAATCCTCAATACCTCAAAGCCGCCGCCCTGCATGATTACGCGCTGTCTATGGGCTGGGACAGGGTAAGTGCCGCTGCGGCGTTCTCTGAGGCTCTTCGGGCCTCTGGTGTTGGTAGGTTAGAGCGCCTGGCCATGGTGCTGGGCGTCGTCGTCTTCAAATTCAAATAACGGAGCCAACATGGCAGAAAATATCGAGCGCGGCATTACGCTGCCCAAATCGCTTGCGTGGGTTATTCTAGTCGGCTTCTTAACCGGCGGCGTTTGGATCGGAACGCAAGTGACCGACGCAAAGGCAGGCATAAAGGCCTTGTCGGACCGGCAGGTTGAGGATCGTGGGGCAATCAAAAGCAACACGGAAGAAATCAACAATCTGCGCTCATCTACTGCGCGCATTGATCAGCGGCTAACAGGCATTGAAGACATCTCAGCGCGCACTGAAGCGTCTGTATCTGAAATCTTGCGCTACCTGCGCGGGAACACTTTTGGCCGTAGCAACGGAGCGGAATGACAAAATGAAACTGATACCAGACGCAAAGACGGTGGCGCTCAAGTCCTATTCGATGTGGGCTAATTACTGCGGCATCGCGGCGATACTGGCGCCCGATGCGATCTACCTTTCCACCGGTCGGGACACCAACCCGCACATATGGCTGGCAATCGGCCTTGGCCTGATTATCGCAGGCATCGCGGGCCGGATTGTATCGCAGGGAATCGCCCGATGATTAAGTCATTCCTATGCGCGATCTTTGTCTGTGCCGCTGCGCCTCCCGCGCCGATTGCAAACACCACAGAGGCGGCGACCATGCGTGTCCTTGTGCCGTTGGTGGCAAAATGGGAGGGCAAGAAAAACACCGCCTATCTCGACACCATCGCCAGCCCTGCTGTGTGGACTGTCTGCTATGGCGAGACGCGTGGCGTAGGGCAGGGCGACACATACACCGATGCGCAATGCTCGGCCATGCTGGAGCGCGGGCTCGGGCAGTTTCGGGACGGGCTGCATGGATACTTTACGCGGGAGACACGGGATTTGCGCCTGACGCCAGAGCGTGACGCGGCCTATGTGTCGCTGGCTTACAACGCCGGGATCTACGGCATTGGCAAATCAACGGCCACACGGCGGCTGAACGCTGGCAACATCGCGGGCGGCTGCGCGGCGCTCGGCTGGTGGAATAAATCCGGTGGCCGCATCGTGCGCGGGCTAGTCAATCGCCGGGCTGATGAAACGCGGCTCTGCATGGTGGGGCTGACGTGATCCCCTACAAGAAATCCGCGCCCAGCGGTTCTGGGCAAGAAATTAAACAAGGAGCTAACGAGATGCAGAAATTGCATTACGGAACCAAGGCGCTACTAGCCCTAGCTATGACCCGCCTTGATTATGTCACGTACCGGGGCTGGACGTTGCCCGGCGACGAAAACGGCGACGACGCTGGGTTTCTCGTTGAATACGTGGACGGAGGCGGAAAGAACCATGCCGATCACGATGGGTACATTTCATGGTCGCCTGCTGACGTGTTTAACGCCGCGTATCAGCCGACAGACGCCATGTCTTTTGGTCACGCCCTTGTGGCTATGAAGGCCGGTCACAAAGTGGCTCGGGCTGGCTGGGACGGCAAGGGTATGTGGGTAGCCATACAGGCAGGATCTACGATTACTGCTGCTATGGCGCGGGGCGGTGCAGCAAAACTTCGTGCAGACGAGGGCGCAACAGAGTTCAATATTCTGCCTCACATTGACATGCGAACTGCTGATGGTTCGATGAACGTAGGTTGGCTCGCATCTCAGACCGACATGCTTGCTGACGATTGGCAAGTCGTCCTGTGATCCGCGCCTATCTGGCTGGCGGCATCGCTGCGGCGTTCCTGGCGCTTGCTGGGGGCCTGTGGTGGCAGTCCAGCACCATCGGCAACCTACGCGACGACAACGCTCGCCTGACGCGCTCTGCGGCGGCTCTTGAGGATGCCCGCGCGCAGGCCCGGCTTGCTGCCACCGTGGCCCAATCCGAGGTGGCCCGCCAGCGTGCCAAGGCCGCCCAATATGAGCGGGTAAAAGACAGCTTTCGCAAAGGAGACTTCGATGCGCCCTTGCCTGATGATTTTCGCGTGCTGCTCAATCGCATCCTGCGGTCCAGCAACGATTGAATACCGCAACGTGCTGCCGGACCTGCCAACCGAATTGCGCACCCCGGTCGCGGTGCCGGATCGGCAGGCTGAAACGTTGGGCGATCTGGGGGTGATACTGTCCGATCACGTTGAAGCGCTGGATGCGGCCAACGGCAAGATTACGGCGATTGATGACATTTGGCGCACCGCTGAGGCTGGCATCTAAGCAAGGAAATCCACATGAAAATGATTGCAACCGCTCTGGCGGTCCTTTTGGCGTGTCCTGCCGCCGCTGAGTGCTACAAGCGCGACCACCTCGCCGCATACCTAAAGGTTGAGCATGGCCTTGCGTTGCATTCATGGGGCTTGGATGA